TTAGTATCTTTCAAATGCAGAATCATATCTGCGGCTGTCTCTGTCAAAATATCTGGACACACGGCTCATATCCACACCGCTTTCATGTGTTATCTCAGAATAGTCCGGCAGTGCCTGCTGCCTTTTTTCCTGACTGCCGGTCTCATACGAATCACTCAGCCTGGTTTGCTTCGCTTCATGACCGCCGCCTTCCCTCTGTGGTAAAAACGGCGCTAAAAACTCCATTTCCGAGCTGGGTATCCCGTGTAAAACCCCGTCATTTTCCTTTTCCGTGTACACCTCTTGAACAGCTTCTCTGATAATTGCCTTTTCCGCATACATGCTGCGCACCACTTCCCGGATAAGGTCTTTTTCTGCATAGTCAAGCTTTCCGTCTCATCATCTTCAACTTGCTCAAATGGCTGTTTATACTCCGGGGTTTCAAAACTCTCGCCAAGGCTATGACTTTTATCTGTGCTTTCAAGTTCACGGATTAAAAATACAGCAACAGCTTCAATTTCCTCCTGAGACAGCATATCCAATTCGGCGCTCATTGCCCACCTGCTTTCAGCTCATCAAAGCGTCCGCTGTCAAAGGACGGATTTGCCTCCGTCCCCGACCCCGACCCCTGCCTGTCAATAAGCATATTCACTCCGCAGCGCAGATAATCGGCATCAGTGAGGGCTGCGGAACCGGGCAAAACCCCAAATCGTTTGCAAACAATCCAGCGCAGCCTGTCCATGGCGGTTATTTCAGGAAGTTTTCCCATCATACTGATGTTTCCACCCTGTGTGATGAGATAACGGTTATCTTTTCAGCCACCATCTCAGACAGCTTTCCGTCCTCCTCGATTTTACTCCACTGACATCCGGTGTACACAACACGCCTGTCGGGTTTAACTATAACAAGAGAAAAATCACTTAGCGCGTGGAAATCAATCCCATCCGATATAGCCTCGTCTGTGGCATAGAGACGTGTCAGTTCCAGCTTATATGTGAGCTGTGTGGCAATTGTCGCCACCGGTTCAGGCTCACCGAATGCCTCAATCACCTGCTCAGAGCGCTTGGCTGTTGCCTTATAGCTCTGAACGACTGCTATTTTCTTACCTTCCGCTTCCAGATAAATATCACTGCTGGTAGGGAATCCAATAATGCCCATTTTCCTGACCTCCTTTATACCGTAATATGAGCGTTAAGCTCTATCCTGTTAAGACCGTGCGCAACAGCAAATTCAAATTCAACCTCACACACAGTTGGATCCTCAGGCGCCGGAGACACTTTCACNACACCNTAGCTGTCNATGATTTCACGCGCCAGCTTGTTTTCAAGCTCTATTATNACCTGAGTGCGTATAGCGCCTCTTGTCTGTGCTGTATTCTTGCTTCTTGCAAATTTAGTGCGCAGAGAATTCCTCACAGCCGGTATCACATCGTCCACAACCCTGATCGTACTCAGCTCACGCCATGTCTGGTCAGATACGCCTCCGGTTTTCGTGCGGGTTGTGACGGCGCGGACAACGGAAACTTCGCCGCCAACATTCTCAATAGGCGTAACGCCACCCCGCACAAGTGTGTTTATGTCTCCCTCTGTAAATACGCTCTCTCCGTTCAGACCGGAAAGCACAGCTCCGCTCAGCGGCACTGCCGGATCTCCGGAGGCAGCAATGACCGCTGCTGCCGCCGCCGCTGAAGCTCCTGTAACACTCCCCACAGCGGTTACCAGAACAATTCGTTCGCAATTAATAGCCGCTGCTTTCGCTGTAAGCTCTCCGCTTTCTCCTGTATTCTCGGCCACACCGATTCTGTATCTGTATATCTCCGATGCTGCTTGAATACTATCTTTCATCGCAGTAACAACAGCGGCATCTCTGCTGTCGCAGGTAAGAACGCTTATGTCCTCATCCCTTTTCAGCTGTTCAAACGCAGATGTGTACTCACTGGCCGGCGCGTTCACGCTCACTGCAACGGCGCGCACCGCGGAAGCGCCGTTTACCAGAATAATTTTTATCAGCGCAGCCATAGGGCTGTCGGCACCGAATGTTGAAGCCGCCTGAGTGTATGACGTGATGTGCTTCTGCACACCTTTTTCTGCGCTGGCGGAGACTGCGCATATTCCCACAGTCCCGCCTCTGTTTGCGCCGGAGACAGCGCTTGATACCTCATAAGAGGAATACACACCGGGTCTTTCGTTGTTTATCATTTTATATGGTCATTCCTTTCTGTAGACTGCGTACCGGTCCGAACATTCCGGTCACAGCCGGCCTGGTCAAATCAAATACTCAGGGCTTAACCGTCCCTTTGAGTATAAAGTCCAGAAACTCACCCGTCTCCTCGTCAGCCTGACAGGTGATTGAGGCTGTGCAGTGCAGTTCAGAGCTGCAGCGCAGCATCTCCGTGTCATAATCCGGCGCCACTTCTCCGCTGACTATAGCAGACGGCTTAATTCCTGAGGGAAACGAGGGCAGCAGAGAGCTTATTTTTTCCAGNACNGATATACATCCTCCGTTATAATCCACAGGAGTAAAAATATCCATGCCTATCACCAGTTCCAGCCGCAGNGCGTAAATTTCNCTTCCGTCAGTTTTGTCTGTTCCGATNTATTCGCCCATTCCCGAACCGGTGAGCCTTCCGCTTTTAACACCAATACAGACAANAGGCTCATTCCTTCGCACCGGTCTTGTCCCCGGATATTCACGCACGGCATCAACNCCGCCCTGCGTCAGCNCATCAGCTAANGCGCCGATAATCGTATCAAGCATCTCAATCCACCTGCCCTTCAAGCCTCACAACAGCCTCAATATGCCCGCCTCCGGGCATTCCTCCGCCTCCAAATCTGTCCACTCGCTGCACGGTGTATTTACGCCCGCCGCCTCTGATCTCAACCACTTTTTCAGAATTTTCTAAAGCATCAGCCGGAGCAATAAACAAAAACCGCCCCCTGCTGACCACACCTGCCGGAGTGAGCTTTTGCATCCCCTCGGCAGATGTCTGAGATATCGGAGATAAAAATGCGCAGATTTCTCTTCCCGACGGGTACAGATCTGTTAAGATACTGAATTTCTCTCCGTATTTCATAAAAAGCGCCGTATTCAACCGCGCACCCCCCGAAATTCAAAGCCGTTGTCTTCAAGATATCCGGAAAGCATGCTTTCTGCCTGCTTTCTCAGCGCCGTTGCCGAGCTCCGCGCAGAACCCGACCCGCGGCGGGACACCGAGACATTTCCCGCACGGAAAGAAGACCAGTCCTCGCTCTCCCCAACCTGCATATAAAGAGACATTGCCAGAACTGAACAGGCTCTGATAAATCTCTCACTGATATCGGTCAGAACCGTGTCTTCTCTGAGTCTGGAGATAAGTTCATCCTCCGCCGCCTGACACATGGCTTCCAGCGCCGCCTCATTACCGGCTCTTTCACCAAGAAGTTTTTTTGCGGCAGCTATTATTTCTTCTTTCAAGAAATCACTCCCATCGGGGCATCCGGCTCACATCGCCGGATGCCCGTATTTCAAGACAGTACTAAACATTCAAAACCTTAGATGCCTCAGCATAGAGCTTCGCGAATCCGGAAATGCTGGTGATTGCCGCGCGCTCCAATTGGCGGTCAATCAGCCTGTCATACTCAACATTCACGTCCGCAGCCTGCACCATTTCCAGCGCGTAGCCCTTGTCAAGACCAATCAGCGTTCCGGCAGGGACAGCAGCAGTCTTTATGAGCTTTGCTCCCAATGGATTAGTCAGCTCACCGGTACCCTGGAAGTTAAGACCTGTAAGGGGATTCTGGAATTCCTCACAGCGCAGTAGCTTGAGCATAACGTCGGGGCTGGCAAGCATTGTGTTCATAGAATATGGGTCAAACTCGTTCCAGAACGACAAAAGCTCAGAATATGTAAGTTTTCCGGCAGCTCCGCCAATTGCCGTATCGCCTACCGCAAAGCTCCGTGCGGCGTTATTATTACCGTCTCCGTCTTTGAGAACAGTAATAGCGTCATCAAGGTGCATTCGCATAATCTGGTTTCCGATCTGACGCAGCATTACCGAAAACAAATCCAGACGCTGGAAGCGTATGGCCTCATATGATGCCACAAGCATACGTCCCCGCTTATGGAGCTTAACGAGGTTTTCCCTTGCTCTGACTTCAGTCTGGGGAATAACAGCGCCCTCTTCAACACGGCGCAGGCTTTTTTCATCATCTGTGGGAACCGAGTGGATAGAGCGGTAGTCCATACCGTCAAATTTTGTAACAGAGGCTGTGATAGACGGCAGGATATTTCCTTCCTCCATACCGGTGCGCACACTGCGGGCAACGTATTCAGGAAACAGCACGCTGCTCTCAGAGGTGCGGAAGAATTTTTCCACACTGTCACTGCCGGCGCCGCGCACACGGATATCAAAACGCTTTAGCTGTCGCTGATATGCGTCAAGTCCTTCCAGCGCAGTGCCTTTGTAGCTCTCAGAGGGATCGAGATTCTCAAGAACTTGAGCAAAGCTGTTTCCGCTCTCAGAATACATACCCTTATCCAGTTTAATTTCATTGAATTTATATGTCATAATTTGCAGTGACCTCCTGATTAAAGAATAATGCAAACAGTCTTGTCTGCGGTGTCAACACCAAGCACTTTGTATTCCGTGCCGCCGGCATCTGTTTTCACGCCGCCGCTTCCGTTAGCGGAGAGCTTTGCGTACCCCAACACAGGCGCTGTGCCTGAATAGGTAAGTGTGACGCATCCGCTGATAATAACGCCTGTGTATTCCGCACCCGGTGCAGTTGCGATGCCAATAAAGCGTTCGGAGTTTGCGCATGGAGAGACCTCTCCGGCTTTAGACATCTTGACAGGGCTTCCGTCGGTCGCCCCATTGTTGTAAAAAGTGGCTACTAATTCGCCAATTCCTTCAAAACTAACTTTCATAATGAATTACCTCCTGAAATTTCATATATTTTCTCTTTATTCCTTCACTCTGCCGGATACGGCAATCCTGAAGTATCCCTGAGATATCAGACAATGTACTCATCACCGTCAAAACGGGTAATATCGTTTTTTCCCGGAATCTGTGTAAGAGGCGGGAACTTTGCCTCAAGCTGTTTCTCAAACATGCCCTTGAGTGCCAGAAGGGAATCCTCATCCATTTTTTCTGCCCTTTTCGCAATGGAACTGTGGAGTTCTTCGTCAACAAGCAGTGAGAGTCTCAATACCTCTTTCTTCAATCCGGAGAGATATTTTCTCCCCAAAGCCGCTTGTTTTTCCATCATCGAATCCCCGCCGGAAAATCCTTTTTCCTGAGCATAACGCTTCATGACTCCTGCGTTTTTTTGCGCCGGAACAGCCACAAAACTCCACTCATAGGCATCGGTAGCGCCGCAAAGCTCCGCATGGCAGACAATTCCGTCATACTCATGACCTCTGCAATGACCGCATTCACCATTTCCAAGCTCCGCTCCGCAAACAGAGCAGATACTTTTTGAAACAGCGCATCCAACGCTTGTTTCCCTGCGGATTCCGCCTTCAATCTCGGCAATCAGCTCCGCGTTATTCTCAGTGCGCAGCATATATGCATAGCCTTTCAGATACAAATACTGGATTACCAAGACTGTTTTTTTGTATCTCGTCTGTAACAAGCTCGGTGCGGTAGATGCGGGCTTTTTGCCTTCCGGAGCTCCAGTCGTGATCAGATATTCCGGTTTTTCCCACGAATAACTCGGACAATTCTTTTAATGTGTCCTCAGTAAATCTCTCAAAATCGCGGTCAACTTCGTTGTCGCACAGAAGCACAGAGAAGGTATACACATCCTCTGCCGCCAGCTGTGTTTTCGCAAAAGCGTTTACCTGTGAAATTTCATCCTTTACACCCGTCTCCGCAAAACCGCCTTTATAAATCTTCATTCTTTCCACCTCCGTCATCAGAACCGCTGTCTTCCAGCTTCATCGCCTGAGTGCGGTAAAGCTGTGCCCTCGCCTCTTCAAGCTCGTCCTGTAGGTTGATATCAGCCCACTTCAGCTCAAACTTGCATGAGTAGCCATGCATTTTCAGCCACAGCTCACATATCCGCTCAATAACAGGGGATATCTGACGGCGTATAGCCGTTATCTCGCTGGTCATAAGGTCTGACTGCTGAGCAGACATTCTCTCTGTGGATGACCAGCTAAGACCCAGCATAAAGGGCGGTATCCCCGTTCTGGAAATCAGCTGTTCCAAAATCTGCCGAACAGGAATTTCACTGTCCGGTATCTGGTTGTCCGCGCCGATGACCTTAATATCAACATCACCAACGGCGACAAAATCCCGCACCGAACCGTTTTTCCCGCTCTGCATCGCCCTGCTCCACTCTCTGGCAATCTGCTCAGAGCGCTCCCTTGAATACGCTCTGTCCAAAACATCCCCGTTGGGCTTATAAACAACAGCAAAGCGCACATTGCCCACTCTGTCCCAATTCACACCTATGGCGTTATATATCTTCAGCAGAATATCCGCCAAAAATGGCATACTGCGCATAAGTGAAACGCCGTAAGGGCTGTTCACTTCCGGATTAAACGGGGTAAAGAGCAATAGATTCTGATAGGGCAGGGGCTTGAAAACCCCATCATCTCCCCTGCCGCAGATTTCAAAGGACAGCGGAGTGTCCCCCTCCTTTATCTGAACGTCAGAGACATTCCCGCATATCAGCGCCGCGATCTCCCTGTTCCCTCTGGTGACAATCTCACCAACTGCCCTGCCGCATGTGAGCAGAGAATCCATGTAGCAGTCAATAAAACTGTCAATTCCTCTCTGCCCCCGCCCTGTATTAACAGTGCGCAGGAATTCTTCGATTCCCGCCTGTGCCGCAGGGTCGGCGCATTCGACGGAAACTCCTCCCGACAGCCTTATCAGCTTCATTACCGCCGCGTCAATAATCGGCACAGCTTCTCTTATTCCACGGTAAAGGCTGATTTCTCCGCCGCCCAGCGGCACATAACTACTTAGCATTCCAAAAGGGTGCCGCTCTGCCGAACGCAGCTGAACCTGNCCGCCCGGGTCTCCTTTTGGTTTTTTGAAAATACTCATCCTGATGGTGTCATACCTCCCTAAATTTAAGGTATCCCGACGCTCTCATCTCAAAGACCGATAACGGTCTCCATCTCCGCTTTAGCATAAAGCTCATCGCTCCACCCACATAGCCACAAGCTCTTCTTCCTCTGCTCCGACAATTGTAGAGGCAAAATAACGTATATCATCCATGGCATGGTCATTGGTCTTCATGGGCGCATCGCGTCCGCCGTTTACTCCCTCACTCCATCTATAGAGTGAAAATTCCCGTATCGCGTCGTGACAGTCTTTGCAGATCACAAGCCTTCCGCTTCTCAGCAGGTCGGCTGTCAGCCTTATGCCGGAAATTACATCGTTTATCGCCTTGACTACGGGAATGTTCTTCCGCCTTAGAGCCTCAATAAAACTCGCGGCAGAGGGATCAACCACAACAGCACGGAGCTTTCGCCCCCCTGCAAGCCGGAGCAGTTCATTCACATATTCAGCGTCGGTTTTCTGACTGCCTTGTCTGCGGGAGTCATAATAAAATTCCCGCAGTCTGTACCACTTCCCGCAGTTCAGACCCCATAACCCGAAGGAGGCAGGGTTTGCAGTCCCGTAGTCGCAGGAAATGGCGTATTCGCTGATTTCTTTCTCATCCGGCGGCTCACACAAAAAGTTCTCATCGAAAAAGTCATAGACCCGCCCGTCTGCCACCACCCATTCACCGAGGACAAATCTGCGGAAGAACATGCCGGAATACATGCGCTTATAGCGCGCCAGCATCCGCTGTGAGAGAGAAGGGTTGTCCTCCATTGTGAAGTGCAGATACAGGGCGTTTCGCTCCGACGTTTTCTTGATCCATTCGGTGTAGAACCAGTGATCAGGACCTTCCGGATTGCAGTTGAACCATAGCTTGCTGCCCTCGACACTGCATCTCGCCGCAGCCTGTTCAACAAAACTTCTGGGCATCAGCGCCACTTCGTCCAGAAGCACGCCGGCGAATGTGGAACCTTGTATCAGCGACTGGGATGCCTCATCCCTGCCTCCGAAAAGGAAGAATCTGTTGCTCCTCCCCATAAATTCAACTGTGATACAGTTTCGGGAAACCTGATCAGTGCAGTTGAACCCAAACTGCTTCAGTGCAGCTACAAGAGTGCTTACGACATTGCGCCTGATGGATATAATTGTCTTGCCGCATATGGCAAGCTGCATCCTGTCAAAGCTATACATTGCCCAGAGCACAAAAGATATGCTCATGCAAAGTGTTTTGCCGCTTCGCACCGCGCCGTCGCAGATAATAGCGTCAAGATCCCTGTGTGGAGATCCGTCAGCCCACCAGCTCAGCGCCAGAAGCTGTTTCGGGGAAAATTCTTTAAACTTCAT